TATTTGCCTATATTAATTTCTAACCATTTAATTATTTCATTAACTTTGTCAAAACGTTTGGCACGAACTGTACATTCATACCAGCCGGGTTTAGTGTTTTCCCATCCAACAGCATAATCATAATGTTCAATTATCATTGCCATTTTAATGCAAAATAACTAGCATTGCTATCATTGTAAAAAGTAAATCTTGCATGTCGTTTTATAATAGGATCATGACTAAAGTTATCATATACAGCTTTGTAATAAGCATAATCAAAATCAACACCCTGAACATAACCCATTGATCTTAGCTCTTGTCCTATTTCCATAGTTCTTTTAGCAGTAATGTATAAGATAACATCAGCCACATTATCCCCGGGCTAATTGAAATATGATAGCATCACGCTCATCTACAAAATAGAAATCCATGTAATCTTCGGTTACATGTGTCTCATACTTGTCTCCGGGTAAACCAAACTTCTCTACTGTCCATGCACAAGTTTCATTCCAGTCAGAAATTTTATGACCTTTTCTCCAAGGTATACGAACTTTAGTACCCGCCCACATTTAATAATTCCTTAACTTGTTTAACATTCGCAGGATCACGATTAAACTTTAACGCCCATTGCTCTGGATTAATGTAATCCATAATCATTTTCTGTTGGTCATCACGTAATGTACTTAAAAAATGTACACCACTATCGCTTTGATATAACATCCACGGACTAATTCTTCCTCTAGCAATCTCATAACATATATTGTTGGGATTACCATACCGTAAATAATCTCTGCTTTGAATATGTTCCGCTTCAGCTTTATCTATCATAGTTTGAATACTACGATGTATGGCATCTAACGGATCTTCTATACGTAAATATTCACACAAGAACTTCGTGTAATTAGTATCTTGACGCCAATTATCAATACGAATTGAATTCTTTAGTAACCAATCACTAAATCTACCGACGTTGATGCATTTAATTTCTACACAATATAAACCAAATTTGACAAAGGCAATGTAATAGGGATTCTTAATGAATTCTTCATATGTACGATTCTTTGTGCCAGCAGTATTCTTTTTATAAAACTGTAGCCAAGCTTGGAAACCCACACGATTACCCTGACGGTCACGCTCTAACCATCTTCGTTTAGTTTCACATATGTGTTTAAGTACAGTACTTTCACGCTGAAATGTAGCTTTACAAAACTCACAACCATGTGTTGATTTAGTTTCCTCGATCTTTTTCATATTGTTTAATATCTTCCTCAGTCACCAATTGACTAAGAACTTCTATATCAGATTGTTTTAAATTAGGATATGTTTCTGCCAAATAACATTTGCGTTTATGTTCTTGTACAAATGCTTTAGAAATCTCATCAATATCATCACTATCTACTTTGGGATATATTTTAGTATAATATTCTTTTATATCTTTTGTTTTAGCAGGTTCTTTTAATGATGTTACTTTACTACCTAAATGAGGTATCCATTGATGAAATTGTTTACCTAATCCAGGACTACTAGCACATAACATATACCATTGCAATTTAGGATGCTTCTGTACATATTCATTGAATAGATGTTTATTTGCATGATAGTCTACACTACGCAAGTAATAACCTTGAACAGCACCTGAACCTTTGATAGCACTCATCCAATGCGTCATCATATAGGGAACAAACTTCTTTTGTTGTTCTTCTGTTAACCTATCATAATAACCATAGTCTTTCTTGTCCATAGCCGTAAGAGCATCAAACAAGTCAAAGTCTTGTGCTACGAACTTTTCATCAACAGGTGTACTCTTTTTAGTTGCCATTAGAATGCCTGACTATAATCTACAATCTCACAGTTACGACTAATTTCTTTTACAAAATATACACATCTTGGCTTAGGACCATCATCTAATGGTACACATAAGAATTGTCCATTCTTCAATCTAGGAGCATACCATGTTACATCGTGGTAAATGTCTACAATCTCAATCGGGACAAATGAAGGACTAAATGCACTAAGTGGATTAAATTCAAAAGCATTGAACCCTCTGTCATTGATACTAGTTAAAGGTAATGTCTCTAAATCTCCATGTTCTTGTTCACCAATTAATATTTGCCAATCAACAGGCATTTTAATTGTTTGATTTCCAATCTTTAATACAAGTGCAGGACTATTAAATGATTCCAAAAAGATTAGTGGAATGTAATGATAATCTACATTTTGTGGATTACTGTTATCTAGTATAGCAAAGCGAAGGTCGTCAATTTCCTCCGGCAGTGTCTCTAAATTATAAAATTCGTTTTCAAGTGTTAATATACGCATGTTGTTATTCTATCACATTCTTATCTATAAGTCAACTTTTCTACATCAAAAGGGTAATTGGCTTCACGGTAAAAAGTCTTGCGTTGGGTCAAGTGTCGTTTAGCAAACTTACAGCTACTTGTTATGTCGTATATTTGGACATGATCTTTATCTTCTGCCTTACGAATTCCTCGACCGATGCTTTGGATAACACGGACGAAGGATTTTCCAGGTTCAATGAGAACCAGATTAAAAATACGAGGTATGTTGATACCAACAGCAGCTACACCATATGTTGCCACAATAATTTTATTAGTTGCGGTTGCAACTTCGTCATATTCTTCTTTCCTTTCATTCATATTAGTAGCACCGCTAACAAACACACTACCGGGTAATCTACTAACAATCTCTTTTCCTGCATTAACTCTATCAACTAAAATCAATGTATTACCTGTATCATTAATACCACTGATTAAACTAGCTATCTTATCTAATCTTTCACTATCTTCTAGTAAATGTTTCAATTCACTTTGATAGTTGGTAAACTCTTTCCCGTCTTGTAATTGCATAATGTTAACATAACATCTGGCTAATACACCTTGATCCTGCAATTCACTTGCGGATAGTTTACCAATCACATTGCCCAAACTAACATAGATGCTTTGTGCTTCAAACTTAGCTTTAGGAATAGTTCCTGTTAATCCCCACCGAATAGGTACTTTGCTGAATACCCCAGTAAGCAATGTTTTTAATGCATCAGCCTTTGCCATGTGTACTTCATCAACCATTACACATACAACACCTTCAATGAAGTCCATGATATCTGCCTCACCGGCTTTTGTTTTCTTAAGCATATTGTTAAGACTTTGCCAAGTACATATGGTATGTGTCTTGTGGTATTCTTTACGATCACCAAAGTACACACCAACATCTAATCCAAGATTAATGTAATCTGCTTCAGTTTGTGTTACTAGACTTTTGTTTGGAACAATGACAATACTACGACCATACTTCTCTACGCTACAAGATAGTGCGGCAGTCATTAATGTTTTTCCTGCACCAGTAGCAATTTCTTGTAATGCTTGCGGGTTTTCCAAGAAGTTGTTTACAATTTCAATTTGATAATCACGTAATACTACCGGTGTACCTTCTTTGGGATGACCTTTAGGCCAGTTCTTATCTTTGAATGTATCCTCGGACACTTTGTCAAAAGTAAAGGTTGTTGTGTAATCTCTTAAATCATCTAGTTCAATATCATATCCTGCATTATCTAGGTAAGGTAGTATTTCTGGTAATAAATTGATATAAGTACTGCCTGCTAAACTGAAATAGCTTACCTTACCATTCCATCTACCTAGTCTAACAGCAGGTAGATATCGTGCTCCGGGTATTTCATACTCAAACATTTTTGTCAGTGCTTTGCGCTCTGATAGTTCAAGTCCCTCAATCTTTACATTCACCTCGTCTTTGACGATTATTTTACATTGTTTCATTCTTTTCCAAGTTAACTGGTTGACTGTTTATTATATTGATTATCTTTGCGGCATTAGCATGTTCTGTATCAGCTATCAATTTGAATTTAATCACTACCGGAAACTTATACTTATTTAAATTGTCATGCATCATATAACGAGCAGTATCATTATACTTTATACCTGCATGTTCCAGTGCGTATCTTAATTCATTTTTGAACTTTACAGTAGTTGATAATCCCACACCTGATACAGAAACATAATCACAATTGATGTGTTGTAACCAAGGAACAATATCACATACATTTGTTAATTCTACTTTAGGATTATATGAACCGGCAAATCGTTCTTCATCAGTTAATAAGATACTTTCATCAATCTCTATACCATATCGTACTAATTCAGCTAATGTTGTTAGCTCTGTGTTTAGTTTAATATGTTGTATACTGTTATCTAATGCACTATTAGTAGACGCAATCATATAATTGCCATTAACACAAACTAATGTAGGTGTCCAATATTTTACATCTTTGTAATATTCTTGTTGACTTAATATTTTTTTAACATTATCGCTATATCTAATTTCATTAAAAAATGTTCCAGTCATGCGTATTGCCAATTTTAAACTAAAGGTACTTAAATCAGCAACATAGTATTTATTGATATTATCCCACACAAAACTAGATTGACTAAGTGATCTAAATGCTGTAATAAATGCTTTATTATAAGGTGTTTTTAGAATGATGTTATCATCTACGATACCTATATGAGCGGATGTATATTCATCTGTAGTTTCCACTACTACTGTTTTCCAAGGAAGGTTTAATAATTCCTTAATAAACATTTGATTTTTTACAAATTGTCGTTCATATTTTTCAATAAGTTTATCAACTAAATTTGATTGATTACTAGTGATACGGTTTTTAACTAGAATAATTTTTTCAAGGTTCTGAAGGAATCTAATATCATACCTACTTAACCGTAGGGTTGATGCCATAAAATATATTAACTGTTCTTTGTTATTCAATTGAACCATCAGTAATTATACAATAAACAAAAGGAAAATGCAACAAAAAAGGGGAGACCGAAGTCTCCCGAAAGTACTTAAAGAAAGAAACGAAAAATTATCGAAAGGGACTTATTGACACTGCCCTTACGCACACTGCAGGGTTATGCTTTCATGCAAGTTGCTTTAGCAAGTTCACGCCAGTTAGCACTAATCTTAACTAAGTCAGCAATCTTCAAACACATACGCAAGGACACTTCACGCAATTTGCTATGATTGTCCCAAATGAACGACATGATTTCATCTGTCTGTTCTTCTGTAAAATCATAATCAACAAACAAGCCACCATCAGCATCCCGATGCACTTGCTTGATACGCAACATTTTGTCACGCTCACTATCAACTGTCAGGTCCAGAAAGTGACAACGTGATTGCAACGCATCTAAGTGGGGTTGCATCTTGCCGGCTTTCTTTGTATCAAACGATTTGTTTGTAATGAAAATAATTGAGCCGTTAAAGTTGAACGAATTCGGGATACCTTCTTCACGCAAAATACGTGAATCTTTATTCCAAGAAATTCTACGTGTCTTGCCTGAATCCAATGCACCTTTCAGTACATTCAATGCATCTTGATCTTCCCAAATATCACAATCGTCAAACACTAAAACATTCTTAGCGTCAGAGAATTTGTACAACTTAGCGAACAAGCCGATACCTGACATAGCACCTTTGACAACTTCAAAGCGAACTTTCTTGCTTGCAAGTCTGTCAAACATACTTGCTTTTTCCATTTGCAAATTGACACCATGTGACTTGCCGATACCTGCAGGACCTGTTACAATCATAGCACGAATTTCACCACTGATACATGCACGTGACATTTCATCAAGTACTGAAAAACGTGAAGCAATACGGTCCATTGCTTCTTGTTCTGTTTCTTTAGCTTGTTCAGCTTTTGAAAACTTAACTGTATTTTCCATTATAGATTCTCCATTTAAAAATTGAATATTATGAATATTATCAACAAGGACCTTAACCTCAGGGATATTGATATTGAATTGACCTTCATTTTTTACAGTAACGTAGCCACCTTTAGCACCAGTCTGATAACCCTTGACTAATGTAAATTCAGTGTTAACTACAGGTTGTTTGCGATAAGAACCTGAAAGAATACGAATCGTTGACATAGAATCTCCTGTGTGTGTTAATCAATCAATACAAGTATTATAGCACAAGTGCCATTTATTGTCAACCTTGACAAAGTTCCTCAACCAATGAATCCGCATATTCCTGTGCTTCCTCATAGTCATCGGTACCAGTAAGAATTACCTCATCATTGATTGATACTGTATAGACACCCAATATAAAATCAAAATCTAATTCGTAGTTCATTTGTTACCTTTAGTTGACTGTTTAAGATTCTATTATAGCACAAGTGCCATTTATTGTCAAATTATGCTACCTTACGAAAATACATATAGGGCAAGCCCAAAGTATAGCACAA